TATTAGGAACGAGTAATGCCATTGAAAAACTACCTCTAGGGGTCTAGTTGAACTAAGAACTAATGTTATTTATAATTTTAATTTTAGAGAGATTAGTAACCTTCTAATATTATTCACACTGATTACGTCAAATCGGAGGATATCTCCCGCTGTAATCGTAGTCGTCCAATTATTTAGGACATCATCAAAGTATTTATCAGTATTGATTAATTGAACTCTTTGGCCAGCAGTTATACTATTAAAATTAGGATAATCTGCAAAAGATGTTTTACCAATATCAAGAACTATATCACCAGTTTGATCTGATAAAACCCTGATATTTTCTATAACTCCAGTAACATCTATAGTCAATTTACCTTTGTCTCCAACTTGCATTGGTAGACTTCCGCTATCTATGACATAGTTGACAGTTCTTGTTAAGTCTGCTGCGGCAGCAAGAGCAATCATGACTATATCGTCATTTGGTTGTGGTGGAGTTGTGAAAACAACCTTATCACCAGAAATATTATAATCATTCGATGGATCTAGGAAAAGACCATTTTTAGTAACAATAAGTTGTTGATTATTGTTAGGACTATATGGAGCTCCTTGATCGTTTAGGTTAAATGTAGTTTCAGTACCATCTTGTGCTGGACTCTTACCAATAATGATATTACCATATTGGATCGACTTTGAGGGAATCTCATAGTCTACACCGACATTGTAACTGCCTGGGTCATTAAGGGTGACTAAGTAATCTGCCATTATCGAGTTACGCCTGGTATTACAAGAAGGTTTCCTTGTATTGGTCTAGTCTTATACGCATTAGGTGACGTTAAAACTAAATCATACACATATCTCCCTCCTTCTATAACAGCAGTCATGGTACTGGCCATAGCTACTTTTATCTGTCCATTTACTCTATTTGGGAAAGAAATCACAAATTCAGTGGACTTAGATGCCTCAGGATGCTTTCTTAGTTGTGCAGATCCAGTGTAACCTGTCAAATTCAAAGCAGACTGATTCTCGTTTCTAATCGTGAATGTTGCTTCAAAATCTACACCTTGATCTAATACTAAGTTGATATTCCTTGCAGTCATCTGTCAAAAGGGAGGTTTTAGTTATTTATCTAATTTACTTAAAATTAGTTTCATCATATCTTTGAGCTCATCAACATCATTCTTTAGTTTATCCATTTCACCTACCTCTTTCAACTTGTTTTCTTTCATTTTAAGGTAGTTATCATAAGCAGTATCATTACAATTCAATATTGCACCACTCTCTTCATCTCTGTAAAGAGAGGGACTGTCTTTCACTTTTACTTTTTTCATTAGATAGATGCGATAGCTCTTAGGTCACGAATCTTAGGAACGTAAGCAAAGTTAGTTCCTGACATTACAATCTTAATCTGGAATCCATTGAACTGTGGAAGATTCTTCACGTTAAACTCATATTCTTTATAATCATCTTCTGTCTGTGATGAAAGGATTCTTCTATCAGGTTTACCATTATTCTTGGCAGGGTCTATAACATTACCCTGAGAATCTAGGTTTTCAAAGCCTGGGAATAGTTCAAATAACTGATACTGTGGTGGTGCATCAATTCTGAATATTCTATACAGAACTCTAATATCATTAGTAGCGTGTTTATAGGCATCAAACATAACTTTTAATCCATCAGCAGCCTTCTCGATTTGAATAATCTTAGATAAGTAAACAGCTGCACTAGGATCTAGGTCAAGAGAGTTGACTCTACGATCTGTAGCATAATTATCAATCTTAGAGTTCAATCTATCCATGACAGTAATCATGTTGACTCTATCCAAGTCAATCATAGGACTAACTTTAGGATCATCTGTAGTTAGAGATGTCTGTAGTGTAAATGATTTTCTGCCTGGGAAGTCACTAAGTTTTGAAAGTTCGTTGACTTTAGAAGCAACAACTCTAGGAGTAGACAAGTAATTATTACTCTGTAAGGATACAGACTCATATCCCTGATCCACAAATGCTTGTAAACTTCCATCTGGACTGTTACCACTAAATGTTCTGACCTTAGCAGCGATATCAGTTCCTTCTGGTAAGAGAGTCGCAACATTAGGTCTAACAATGTTGAACGCAATGTTCTGAGTTGCCATAGGTCCGTAAGCGTTACCTACTTGTACATACTGTTGATCGTAACTACCACCAGACTTATTCTCGTTAAAGAACAGTTCTGGGAATCCATTTGCATTTCCAGTTGTTCTATCTACACCTCTAGAGGAAAGACCAACCTTAATCCAGTAATGGTCAACATCAATAGGATACTTAACATCATCTGTAGGAATGAAACTATGAGAAGCATTAATTCTTCTTAGAGAAACTCCATTTAATTCATACTTGTAAATCTTATCATTTACAGAATAATCACCAGCCTTAGTATCATCAATTGATCTTGTTATATTGTTTAGAGTAGATGTTGTAGTTGTAACACCAGTGTACTTGATAATCTCATTTCCGATCTTTACATAGCCTGGGTTAAGACTATTGACCTCTACGTTCTCGAATGAAGTAAAGATTCCAATCGCAGTTACAGTCATGTCGTCTGTACTTGCAGAATCAACACTAGATGTCAACTTCTCAGGTTTAACATCTGCTTCAATACCACTCAATACTACAGTATCTTCAGCAGAGTACATACCATGATTCTGGTGTCTTACTCTGAAATGCAATCCATCAGATACATTGTTGAGATATGTGATAGGAGCTCCGTTTACGACACTTGTACCGCCACCACCGACATATACGATAGAAGATGCAGAGTCAACTTTAGGAACACCTTGAATATTATTAAGAACTAAAGTATTGAAAGCACTAATAACACCAACGTTGTTTGGAATTGACAATCTTAAATCTTTTCCAAATCCACCAGTGTTTGTTGCAGACACAGTAAGTACATCACCAGTAGAGTAGCCCGTTCCACCTATTGCCACAGTTGCAGCAACAGCAACTCTATTTGATACAGTCAAATTGACTGTTGCACCATTTCCTTGTCCATACTCTGATATAAGAGGAACATCCGAGTAAACAACACTTGTTGCGGCAAATCCACTACCAGCATTAGTGATTGTTAGATCACTACCAATACCGATTGCACCAAGAGTTGTATTTAAGTTAGCTCTAAAGTTTGGATTATTTTGTTGATATATTGTAGTTCCTTCTGTCAGTCCAGCTTGTTCTGCTGCAGTCAAACTCTTACCTAAACCAACTACTGCATTGTAGGCAAGCATATCAATTGGGTTCTGTGTAAGAGAAACAATTTGTCTGTTTCCAATATCCAAATCTGGGTTGTAGAAATTAACTCTACCAGAAGTTGAAGTAAAGTTTGCTCTGTATAGATTAAACTTAAGGTCTTCTAACTGACTAGGATCCCATGTAGCACCGTTTTGTGATTTGAACAATGAACCAAGTAGAGGTTGTTGAGATACAATTATCTTCTCAGAATCAGCTTTATTAATTGTTGTTATATCTTCTTCACCCATCCTAGAGATATAAACAAAGTATTCATTAGATGCAGATAGAAGAACCAAACAATACTCTCCACCACCCTCACAATAAACAGGTGCAGGGAAAGTGAATGTAGTTGCCTTAGATCCATCATCAGATAGAACAACTTGTTCTGGGTCAAGAATACACTCACCAAATGGCAAGATTTCTTGAGTAGGCAAACCAGTTTGAAGTGTTCTTACTTGTAAGGTAACAGGTAATTCGTTTGTATCCTTAGCTTGGAAGTAAACATCACATTTAGTAAGGAATACACCATTGATATCTGGTATTTCAAATGATTGTGCAAGAGGGTCAACCCATCTAGTTTGAGTTGTGGATCTATTCTTGAACGTATTGTCAATAACAATTCTCTTACTTGTATCACTAAGAGTTCTATCCTGAGATTTTGGAATTCTTTGTACATCCGCATTTCTCATTCTCAATGTAGATGCTTCCACAGTCTGTAATGTACCAGATGATGTGAAAGTTGCCTCACCAGAACTATCTGTGAATCCAGATATCGTAGCATTGGTAGGACTAGATGATAATGTAAATGTCTTAGTACCAGTGTTGAATGTAGGTGCAGAAGGAATTGTAGGATCAGGTAAGAATAATGATCCAATAAGTGTTCCTGACTTATCTGTGATTAATCTAATTGCAGATACAGTTGCAATGGCACCACTAGATTGTCCTATCAACTTCATACCATTAGAGATATATCCATAGAAACCAGAAGCAGCCTGAAGTTCTAAGGATGCAGTATCAACGTTCAGTATTGTTGTAGTTGATGAATATGTAGATGATATAGTAGATGCAGGGTCATATGGATTCTGTTTATAAACCTGACTAGGATTGTTGTAAGGACCATATTTGTGGTTCTGATTCGCCAATCTAAATCTGATAGCATCAGTATTACTGTTTGGACGACTTCCTTCAACAACTTCACCAGCACCAAATGTACCACTTACCATTGTAATTTCTACAAGTTTAGGTACAACATACTTCGACATATCAATACTATCGAAGAATGGATATAGTCTTGTATTTGGCTTAAGTCTTCTAGTAACAAACTCAATATTTCTTGATCGCATTGTAGCGATAACTTCTGTATTTACAACTTTGTCACCTAGACTTGTAGTATCAAATCTCTCACCAACACGGAATTGAATACCTTCTCTTGTTTGGTTTGTAGTAGTTGTAGTTGTCTTCTCTTTGAAAGTAGTGGTTGTATCAAGGAAGTTAGTTGTTGTAGTGATTGGAATACCTCTACCACAAACATACTTACCTCTCTTGGTAGATTTGCCAGTTACTTTAGTTTTCTTTTCCTTGAATAGGGTAGGTCCTAGAGAGGAGCTCTTTCCTGTCCAAGTTGTTTCCCATGAACCCCAATCTACAGGTGAAAGACCAGTGTTACTATCAGCACCAGTGATTCCCATAGTAGAATTGAAACTACCTTCAATATCATATGTTGCAGTAGTTCTTCTAGTTTCAATCCATGTGTCAGTGCCTGGATTTAGTTCAACTTGACCAATCCAGTTTACAACAGCAAATGGGTTTACATTCTCAATACGAGTTGCAAAGTTGTTTTCTAAGTAAATCGTATCATCATAATTCAAACATACAACGTCACCAATTCTCTTGACGTTTGCATCACCAAGATCTTCAACAAATCTATAATCAGCAGTAGGATTTGAAGATGTAGCTGCGCCCACAATCGCTTCTGAACCTAGTAAAAGGTCAATAGATGTTGTGTAGTGTTGTGGTCTTAATCTACCCTCTGTTGGGTCAATAGATGCCTTATACTGACGATTAGTTACATCACCACCAGCTACAGATTTGAAGTTATCAACAAAGAATCCAGACTTGAATCTGTCAAGATTAGTTTGTGGATCACGAAGAGACATATTTGAAGTCTCCACCTCAAGAAGAGATAGTGATGTATAGTATTCTATATTCTTAACTCTGCTCTCAATGGTAGCAATATCCTTCATTCGGAATCGCTTATGTTGATTGACTGTTATTTCTACTTCATTAGGATCGTACAAGTATGGTGGAAGCTGAATAGTTGCAACTTCTAAAGCATTATCAATAGTGTTTGGAAGTTTTGGTAATTCGGATGGAATACCCTGAGATACAGTGAATATACCTTCTTTACTCAAGTATAGTTTGTCTATTCTTCCAAGATAATATTCGTATGATACGTTGAATGACTTATCTTTTGCAACAACATGAGATGAAGATGAAGTGCCAGGAACAAATTGTCTTCCTTCAAATTCCCAAGGAGCTTTACCAGCAACAATAGATGTAACTCTAGGTCTTAAGTCAATAATATCAGAAGTTGGAATTGATCCAACAAAAGGTATAACATCTTTATAGTATTTCCTTTCGTAAGAGTTTACAGTTACAAAGTCGCCTGGATCTGAACCATCGATCACAAAGTTATTATAAACGATTGTAAGTCTTCTTGTAGGTGATTCTGTGTTCTCTCTTCTGACAAGTGCAGAGAAGTCAACATAATCTAATCTTTGGCCTGGATCAAATGTGTAGTTATCTCTGATATCTCTATCGCCTGGAATGAATGATTGAACAATACCTCCAACTCTAGTTTCTTCAAATACAATCTCTTCACCAATCTCAAAAGAGTTTTCGTTTTGAGTTACAAAACTTACTTCGTTAGATCCGTTAGTTGAAACTAATACAGCAGATGCACCAGATGTCTTACCAACAATATTCTCACCTACTACAGTATTAAGAATATTGGAGTTTAGATTGGTAAGTTGTAGAATCGGGAACTGAGGATCACTTGTGGATGAAGATTCTAATACAGCAAGAACTTCTCCAACATC